CAGGTGATTCTGAATTATTGGTAAATGCTCAGGAGCAATTAACTGAAGCAAAGCTTAAAATGAACCAGTATGACAATTATAAGTACCAATATGATGAAGAATCTTTCAAAAATCAAGAAAATGCTGTAAAATCACAGTTACAACAGTCACAACCTGCTCGTTTGGATTCAAAAACCCAAGCATGGCTAGACAAAAATAGCTGGTATGGTACAGATGACGACATGAGTTTCCTTGCAATGGGTATTCATAGAAGGCTAGAACGTGATGGAGTCCCAATTGGCTCTGATCACTACTGGAGTTCAATAGATACCGAGATGCATAAACGATTTCCAGAGAAATTTGCTGGTGAATCAACTGCTGAAACCAAAGATTCAGTCAGACAAAAATCCTCAACGGTCGTAGCGCCTGCTACTCGTTCTACATCCCCAAAAAAGATTAGATTGACGCAGACACAATTAGCTTTGGCTAAGAAGTTTAAACTTTCTCCAGAGCAATATGCTATGGAATTAACTAAATTGGAGTCCCAAAATGGCTGAAAATAGAATTCCCCGTGAAGTAGATACCCGTCAACAGGAAGAACGCCCTAAACAGTGGCAAGCTCCTGAGTTGTTACCAGAACCTGATAAAGAGCCTGGTTACAAATATAGATGGATTAGAGTTTCAATGCTGGACTCACCAGACCCACGCAATCTTAGTGCTAAACTTAGAGAAGGCTGGGAACCTGTAAGAGCAGAAGAGCAACCTAAGTTTCAACTGTTAGCTGATCCCAATAGTCGTTATAAAGACAACATTGAGATTGGCGGATTATTACTTTGCAAGACACCTGTTGAATTGGTCGAGCAAAGAACAGCATATTACGATAAACAAACGCAATCGCAAACTGATGCTGTAGATAATAATCTTATGCGTCAAAATGACCCTAGAATGCCTCTTTTTAATGAGAAGAAATCTAGCACTAGTTTTGGCAAAGGTTAATTTATTAATATTAGGAGATTTTTATGGCTTATCCAACCGTAAGTACTCCGTACGGTTTTAAACCGATTAATCGTGTAGACGGCATTGCATATGCTGGCGCAACATTACAATTACCTATTTCAGGTTCTTATAATACTGCAATCTATAACGGTGCATCAGTTAAACTCGTAGCGGGTGGTACAATTGAATTATCAGGCGCAACTACTACAGGCACTATTATTGGTGTTTTCATGGGTGTGCAATATGTTAATTCATCAGGTCAAACAGTTCAAGCTCAATACTATCCAGGTACTAGCGTTACTAATGCTATTGCTTATGTAGTGGTTGATCCAATGGCTGAATTCAAAGTAGCAGTAACAACATCTGGTACAGCTGGCACAGTAACTTATGCTAATGCAACTATCTTAGGTACTAACGTAGCTGAGATTCAAAACGGCACAGGTTCTACAACAACAGGCGATTCACAAGCATCTATTGTTAAACCTGCTAACGGTGCTGGTGATACAACTACACTCCCATGGAGAGTTGTTGGTTTAGTTCCAGATACTGCATACTACGTTTCAACTACTTTAGTTTATCCTGAAGTAATTGTGAAGATTAACAACCCACAGTTGACTGCCCTTACAGGCACAACTTACACAGCTTAACTAGGAGAATAAAACATGGCTATTTCACGTGCACAGCTCCTTAAAGAGCTATTACCAGGACTTAATGCGCTATTCGGTTTAGAATATGCAACTTACGGTCAAGAACACAAAGAAATCTACGAAACAGAGACTTCTGAGCGTTCATTTGAAGAAGAAACAAAACTATCAGGCTTTTCAGCAGCACCAGTTAAAAACGAAGGCACAGCCATCGCTTATGACAATGCTCAAGAAGCTTGGACAGCTCGATACAATCATGAAACTATCGCTCTTGGCTTCAGCTTAACTGAAGAAGCTATTGAAGATAACTTATATGATTCATTATCAGCTCGTTACACAAAGGCTTTAGCAAGAGCTATGGCTTATACAAAACAAGTGAAAGCTGCTGCAGTTATTAATAACGGCTTCAGTTCTTCATACGCTGGCGGTGATGGCGTTGCATTATTTGCAACTAACCACCCAACTGTTGGTGGTGGTACAAACAGCAACACTCAAGCAACTCCTACAGACTTGAACGAAACAGCACTAGAAAACGCTGTTATTCAAATCGCTGCATGGACTGATGAGCGTGGCCTATTGATCGCTGCTAAACCACGTAAACTTATCGTTCCACCAGCATTGCAATTCGTTGCAACACGCTTGTTGGAAACTAACTTGCGCGTAG